TTCTTGTACTGCCTTTGTGAGTACTGGAATTAGGTTTCCATCTGCCACAGCTTGAACACCATTGTCATGCTGTTTCCACATTTTAAAGCCTTTCTTAATCTCAGAATGATTATCTATAGCTACCTTTACCTCTTGAGCTATAAACCCATATAGAGTATTCCCATAAGAATGACCTAAACATGGTTCATCAGAACCTTCTTCATAATAGATTGTGTCACTAGGAGCATCCTTTTTCTTTTTCCAATTATAGGTAACAGGTCTTAAATCATTGATAAATGATAGACCAACAGTAGATGTTATAATATTTTCTTTAAATCTTTCATCAGAAGCACAACCCCAGCTAGTATCACCATTCAATTCTAAGTAGGAAGCACCAGAACTTGAGCCAACAGTAATAGTAGCATTTCCAAAACCAGTTGTGCTTTCGCCTAGTACAATCTGTTGATTACCATTAGTACTACTAGCTTGTGCCCTATATCCTATCAGAACATTTGCAACACCATTGCCTGCCACAGTACCCAACAGTGCATTTCCAGCTTCAAATCCTATACATACATTAGTAGCGCCAGAGCCAGTACTTACTCCAGAAAGTTCCAAGCCAGCATGATATCCAATCAAAACATTTTTTTCTCCAGTGGTAAGGTCTTCTCCAGCCTGTGTGCCAATACACACATTACTTACTCCTGATAATGAGGTACTTGATCCTGCTGATGATCCAATTAATACATTGTCTGTACCACGATCTTCATTATCAGTTCCAACGCAAATATTTCCATCTCCAGAACCTGTCAATACTATCTTACCATTCAACAAGATATCATCCACAGTAAGAACACCAGTAGTAGATATATTGACTTTCTTAGTAGTACTAGTCCCTATTGACGTAGTCCCATCACTTGCAACTCTGAATGCGGTTTCTGTAGTTGAATCTTTACCCATTCTAAGTGTATCACCAAATGATGCTATAGACACGGTACCATCCTTTATATTCATACCGCCAGAACCAATCTGTACATGCTTCTTATTAGTCTCACCTAAAACAACTGTAGGTCCGAGGTCTCTACCGTACCAAGTCTGTCCATACTTAGCATATATACGTATCTGACCAGCTATATTTCTAATAGTAACATCACCAGATGCACCTTCTGCGGACTGTGGTACTGTATTACCAGTCGTATTAGTGGTATTCTTCTGATGATGTAATCTTCGTTCGTATCTATTCATTAATGTGCCTTTATAGCCCTATAGATGAATGCAATATCATTAATCTCAAATCCTGCATTACTTGTTCCATTAGATTCAATCTGTAATGTAAAATAACTAAATGCAGTGGGGGTAGTAACTACGAGTGTATTCTTAGTGATACTACTACCAGTAGCTATGGTATTACTTGTAAATACATTAGATACAGCTGCATTATCATAACCTGCCTTTACTACCATATTATCACCATTCTTCGCATGTATTATAACCTTATATAGTTTTTTCTTAGCTCCTGGATATCCAAAGTCATATGCTTTAGAAGTCCATTGAAATGAGCTTGTAGCTTTTGCCGAACTGTCCCACTTGTGAAATGCACTAGTAGAACTATGAGAAGCTTTACATACCAATTCACCACTACCATTAACTACGAAGTTAGTTACATCAGTTGAACCACTTAATGCACTTATAGCTTTAGACCATGCACCAGTACGCATATCATACATATATACATCTTGACTAGTACTGTTGCTGTAATCAGTAGACTGCTTAACAATTACCTTATCATTCAAAGGGTCATAGCCAATAGCTGGATTGTTAGCCTCTGTAAAGAATGCCTGCCAGTCTATAGCACTTTGCCATCCACCACTATCTTGTGTTCTAGGTGCCTGGGCCATTACTTAATCCCTCCAGGATTATTTGGAGCACCTCCACCACCACCACTAGGAGGAGAATAGTGTTCTGGCAATGAAAGGTCAGAAGTCTTACCAGTAAGAGTTCTAACTGTTTCACCATCATAAATATGTACGCCTAGATTATTCATAAAGACTATCCCGTGTGCAGTTGCAAATGAATGAGCAGTATTGACAATTCCCATATAAGGGTATGTATCTTCTAAATAATCGCCTATACTCTCATTATAATTTACGACAAATAAAGTTTCTTTGCTAAATACCAGTACCCTATCTGCGTAAGTCTCTAGCTTTATTATAGGCTGACCGTTATTTGGAGTTATATTTAAGAAGTTAGATTCTGGAAATACATCAGATGCAGGATCATTAGTGTATCCTATTGCACATTTTAATATCTTATCTGGGGATGTCACCCCATTCTGTAATATATTGCCAGCATATGTAATACCATCCACTACTACTGCAGTTTTATACGAGCAATCAATCGGCTCATCAAACTTATATCCATTAATAGATGAGTAAGTCTCTGCACCGAGCGATGTTATATTTTCACCAGCAACAAATGCAAGTTTTATATCTGTAGCTGCCGTTGCGCCATTAGCAAATGTACCTCTATAATTCTCACCTAGACTTTGTCTATAGCCTTGATTAAAATCTACATCAATCAGGAGCAGCCAGTCTTCCTCATTAGCATTCTGGTCTTGTATATATATCCTTGCACCTGAAATACGATCATCATAAGATGTTTTAAAATATATCTCGGGAGAATCTAATGAATTCTCACTAGTTAGGTCAATTGCTGTAGACATTTCATAAAGCAAGCTTTCTTGTACATCATCATATACAAAAGAATATGCAACTTTATAGTTAGAACTTTCTGGGATTGAACCATTTGTCGCCTCTGTAAATTTAACATTTAATGCATTAGCAGTATAAGTTGCAGAACCTACAACATCTCCAGTTGATGGGGCTGTTAAATCTGCTATCGCTTTTGTCATAGCAGATATAGCCTCTTCCGCTGTGGCATCAGGAAAGATAGTTCGACTAATATATCCCCACCATCTACGTTCATTTACAGCAACTAGCTGTCCGTCAGATATTCTCAGCACTCCATTTTCAAATAGGAAGTTTGCATCCACTCCAGTAGCCTCTGACCAATTACTTGTAGCAACTATCTCAGTCCAGTCATCAGAAGAATTCCAAACCTTAACCTGATTATCGTCATGACTTGCATAGTAATCCAAGTTAGATATTGTACCAGCAACATTTCTATTATGTGTAAAAGCAAATAAGCCCTTACCAGGCTCTGTATCAGTAGCATATGCTGCAGGATTAGTTGCAGGAGTGGCACTTAAGTCACCCGCTAATTTAATCTTACCTACAGTAGTAAATTCGCACTCATTCGCTACCTGACATTCATTATCAGATATATCAGTAGTCTCAGAGGCATCATTAATACCTCCATGAAATTGCTTAATATGTACAATATCTTTTGGCATTATTTAAGCAGTTGAGCCTTTAATACGTCTTCCACAACACTATATAATGCATCCAGTATCTTAGCTTCAGTCTTTTCATTAATGAATGGTATATCCACTTCATCATTTAAAGCCTTGATAATACTAGACTTAGTCTCTTCATTAAAGAGATAGTCTATGAATATTTGCTGTATTTCCATTATATACCCATCTTTAATCTATATGGTTTACTCACCCTACCCTTCTTACGTTCATCGTATTCGTTACCGAAACTGTTTACGTTCTGAATAGGCATTCCAGTTTTCTTAGCTTCCATGTATGCACTTTTCTGACCTTCGTCAGTATATGCAAACTTTTTCTTACCTACTAATGGCATAACATACCTCCTTGTTAAGGGTGCGGGCTAGAGCAGCTATATGCTTAGTCTTGGCGCTGATTTCAAACACATGATCAGCCATACTGACTGTCAGGTTAGCATCATCTGCTTTAGCCCCATATATTCCCACACCCTGGTTATTATTTCTTGGCACTTTTCCTTTTCCTTGCTTTCTTCTTAGGTTTCTGTAGCTGAATCACGTCTGCTTGTGTTTCCAGTATCAATTCCTGTAGAAGATTCATTTGAGCTTGCATTTTCATTACCTTAACGTCAAGCTCATTCTCTTCATACACGTACTTCTTTAATGGTCCTAGCGTCGGTGCTAGGTGCTCTACTACTAACTTCAACAGCTTTGGTAGTATAAGCTTTATTATCGTTCCCATCTAGTAATGTCCCCCATATTGATGTTCGTCCGTCTATTATCTGTACTACGTCTACTGTAAATTCACCTTCATTACCGTAGAAGTCTACTATTGCAAATGCATGCCCCCAATTAGTCTTACGATTCCTGAGCCATCCATTACTTTCTGCACTCATATCCTTCAAGCAACCAATACTCCATGCAGCTTTAGGTCCATCCATGTGCGTTACCGTAATGTGCTGCAGATCATGATGATGCCCATACATAACATTACAACCAAGCTTTCGTAGATGATTTGCAGCATGATACTGTCCTGCGTATAGGTGTCCATGATATAGATACAAATGGCCAAGCTTAAGGTGCTTACCCATAGCATAATATTTGTACCCACGATCTTCAAGATTTACAGCCTCCTTAAATGAGTAATTAGTATATGGATAACGAACAGCAAATTCATTAACCCAGTTATCATGGTTACCTTCGCACATATATTTCTCTTTACAGTGTACTTTATCCAATGCTTCATCTATAATATCCATCCCTAAGTTAACATCTATTATATCGTCATTACACTCACTGATCATGTATTCCAGTGGCGGCCTCTCTTTGCCTTTAAACTTAAAGCGAGAAAAGTGTGACCACTCTCCTACATCTCCCAGATCAACATATATTTCTGGTTTAACCAACTCTATTGCCTGTGTCAGTACACTTATAGCTGCAGGATCATGCAGGGGGAAGTGTTTGTCAGGTGTAACTATAGCTCTCCTTACGGCTGAACTACGGTTAAGGCTGAACTCTTTGCCACAGGTTTTACATTTCATTCTCTGACTATAACCACTGGTATTCTGTCTCATACCATATTTGATTGTATCATCAGATTGACAATTAGTACATTTCATTGTATTACGCTCCTATCGTTATCCATCCAATCTTAAACAGGAAGCCTAAGAGTACTGCAACTGTTACAAGTACTTTAATTCCACCTGTAACTTGATCTTTCCAAGCTTCCAATTTATTCACTCTGCCATTTGTTTTTATCACTTGGTTCAGTATAGCTTCAATCTTCTTGTGCATATCCCGTCTCAACTCATCATTTGTCATCTTATACTCCGATACATGGTTCATAATCTTTACAAGCATCCATGAAGTGTCTAACTGTACCCTTGCCCAGCCTAGTATTATAGACTCTTTTCCAATACTCTGCCTGGCCTTTTAAATCTTCCGCATATGGTATGGCATATTTATCCCTTCTGTACTTTAAGCGGCAAAATGCCACCTGTAAGGCGATATTACCCATTACCCTTAGTCTACCCTCACCTTCATCAAAACCGAGCGAATAGAGGGTATTTTGGAGCTTTTTACGGTATTTTATGTAGTTATCCCAAGTATCCATGATAGTTGCAGGCTCTACTTGAAAGAATCCTACAGCTGGTCCTCCTCCTAGCTGTTCTAAATGTTTAAATCCTGATTCTGCAAATCCAGTGCGTATTACAAGGGTTAATGCATCATCACTGTACATATCAAGCTTTCTCAATGTCCAAATTGCTATTTCTTCTATACTCTGTATCATGTTGTAACATCAAACTTTAATACTATCATAAAGTGACAATCTCCAAGTTGAGTTGTAGGGTCAACGGTAAACATTAGTATATTCCCTTGTGAAAAAGTATTTGTACCTGCTGCTGCAAAATCAAACTCATAACTGACATTCTCTATATCCATATCTATTTGAACTGTTTGTGTTGCTGTAGCAGGTGGAACTTCAGTGGTAGTAGTACCAACATGCAAACC